AGAAGAAGGAAAACAAATGAAAATAAACGCAAAGATGAAATCAATGCTCGCAACATATCTTCGTGCAGGAGTAGCGTCAGTAATTGCGCTATACCTTGCAGGAGTTACAGATCCAAAGGCTCTAGCATCAGCAGGAATCGCTGCTATTGCAGGTCCACTGCTCAAGGCACTTGACCCAAAGAACACAGAGTTTGGACGTGGGTCTAAGTAACCCATAAGCGCGAGGCAATGGCCCCCTGCTCAGGAGAAATCCTGGGTGGGGGGCTTCTTTTTTTATGCCATAAAAGAACGAAACCCCTACAGGCCGCGAAGTCTGTAGAGGTTTAGTCCAGCACTCGTGGGTACTACATTTCCCCACTGCTATTAAAGTATCAGAGTCCTTCTGGATTGTCTACGGGGCAAGGGATTGTTATCAGATTTCCGCAGTTGGCACAGGTTCCGTCGAGATGCCACCAAGCTATGTCGTAATCCTCAAAGGCTGCCATAATGTTAAAGACAGTACACCCACAGGTACAGGCGTGGACGGGGCCTAAGCCTCTCAGATCGGCTCCAAAAGGCTCAGGAAGGGTATTTCTGCGCCATCGTAAAGATGGCAGGGAGAGTAGACGGAGCCGCATAGTGTCGGGCCTCCCTACTCCTCGGCCCGATAAGGGCCGCTGTACTGTTATTCGCCTACGGCTCATATTGTACACACTGCCTGGTAGGAGTGTGTCTTGCGACACGCCGTGATATGATCTGCCAATGACGAAGATCTGCAATGTTTGCCAATACGAGCTACCCGTTGAAGACTTTTATACTAATAAAAGATTCAAGGACGGATTGCGAAAAGAGTGTAAGCCTTGCGGTCTTAAACTAAATAGAGAATATTATCAACGCGCTGAAGTTAAAGAAAAACATAATGAATATCAGCGTAAAAGATATAAAGATAACCCTGATCTGAAAAAACGCCAGCATCTTAAATATAAATATGGCATTACCTTGGAAGAATATAATCAAAAGATACAAGAACAAGGATATAAATGTTACATTTGTAAAGTTGATAAACCAGGTGGAAATGGTACTTATTTTTACGTAGATCATAACCACGCAACAGGACAAGTTAGAGACTTGCTATGCCATAACTGTAATTATGTTATTGGTTACGCTAAAGAGAATAAGGATATACTGCTATCTGTTATTGAGTATCTTAGCAAATGGGAGGTACGATCATAACTACGCTCATAGGTATCCAAGGATCTGATTTCGTAGTGATGGCAGCTGACTCGCAGATCACCGATAACGATCAGCGCATCATATCTACGCAGACTCCGAAGATCGTTCACGTGGGCGACTACCTGTTAGGTATCACGGGCGACTCACGTCCTGGAGATATCCTCGCCTATAATTGGAAACCACCAACGTATAAGAACTACGATCCTGTGGACTGGATGGGTAAGCGAGTACTGCCTAGTATCTACGCTGCCTTTAAGGATAATGGATATGAGCCATCCGATAAGGAATCGAGCTACGCCTACCTCATCGCCTTCGATGGAAACTTATTTTCTATTGGATCAGATCTATCCTTCAACGCTAGTGAGCGTGGACTCTTCTCAGCCGGTAGCGGTGGAGCATTTGCTTTGGGCTACCTCTACTCGCTCAAGCCAGGATCGTATAAGTCTCTGCTGATGTCGAAGGTGGTAGCAGAACGCGCAATAAAGATCGCGTCGGTGCTTGACGTGAACACCTGTCCTCCGATTCAATTAGTTACTCAAGAGAAAGGATAGATAAATGCTCGGATTTTTATTTGGTTTGCTTATTGGCTTCGTCTGCGCTTATGCTTTAGATGCGTTTCTACAGTATACGGATAAGCGATAATGGAAAAGACTCTTAAGTATGCAATAGAAGAAGCACTACAGTCTGGTCGCAGGTCAGCAAAACCAGTCTTTATGGAGATAGAACTGCGTGAGCAGATAGCACAACAGTTAGAAGCAGCCAACTATCCAGGTGCTGCATTTATCGTAAGGAACCCGCAATGATTACAGATCCAAAAGAACTGCTACTGACAGTACTCCACGCTAAGGATGCTAGTCGTGATCGCAGTACTCAGACACAGGTAGGTCCATCAGAGATAGGTGGTTGCCGTCGTAAGGTCTGGTACCGATTGAACGGACAACCAGAGACTAACGATAACCAGTCCAAGCTCGCTGCAATTATGGGTACTGCTATTCACGCTGCAATCGAAGAGGCTATCGGTCACTTAGATCCAGATGGCAAAGACTACCTAGTAGAGACTGCAGTAGAACACGGTGATATGAAAGCACACGTGGATCTATTTATACCTAGCACCGGCGCAGTTGTGGATTGGAAGACAAGCAAGGTCAAGAACCTTTCATACTTTCCGTCTAAGCAGCAGCGTTGGCAGGTGCAGATCTATGGCTATCTGCTAGCGCAGAATGGTCACACAGTCAACACTGTCAACCTCGTTGCTATTGCTCGTGATGGTGCTGAGAAGGATGTAAAGGTTCACTCAGAACCTTACGATGAAGATGTTGCACTAGAGGCTTTGGAGTGGTTGACTGAAGTCAAGGTAATGGAGTCAGCTCCAGAACCTGAGAAGGATGAATCCTTCTGTAAGCACTACTGTCAGTACTACGACGCATCAGGTCAGATGGGTTGTGTTGGCTTAAAAAAAGAACATATCGTCCTGAGTGAAGTTGTCATTGAGGACGAGCAGATTGACAAGAACGCTTTGCACTTTCTACAATTAGATGCAAAGATTAAAGAGCTGGAAACTGAAAGAGATTCAATCAAAAGTTCTTTCGAGGGAACTGTTGGCGTTACTGCTAGCGGTATTGAAATCAGTTGGACAAAGGTCAAAGGTCGTGAGACAGTTGACAAAGACAAAGTTAAAGAACTTATTGGTTATGTCCCAGTAAGTGTTGGACAAGAAACTGCAAGGCTAAACATCAAACCTAGTGGAGGAAAATAAATGGCTACAGAAGGAACAAAGTTCCAGGTTAACTACAAGTTATCTGATGGAACACTTATCAATCTTTATGCTGCAACAGTGGCAGAACTAGAGTCAGGACTAGCAGATCTTGCTATGAACGCACTCAACATCAAGGCAACAGGAGTTGAACTAGGTGCTAGCTCAGCAGCACCAGCACCAACAGTTGCATCAGTAGCAGCGCAGTTCAACGCTACTCCTATCAGTCAATCAGATGATCGTGTCAATCAACCTGCTAGTGCAGGCAATGTCTGCCGTCACGGAGTAATGGCATTTCGTGAAGGCACATCTAGCAAGGGACCTTGGAAGGGCTATATGTGTGCTGCACCAAAGGGTGCAACAGACAAGTGCGACACTATCTGGGTTCGATGATCGGTGCGCGAGCCTCGGTTCTATGAGGACCCTGCTTGCGCTTCAGTAGGTGGCGACTTCTGGTTTCCTGAAAAGGAAACTGGAAGTAACAACACAACCGAGATGGTAATGGCTAAATCAATCTGTAGAAGATGTCCACATCAGTCAGAATGTGCTGAGTGGGGAATACAGAATGAAAGTCACGGCATTTGGGGAGGAATCGCTGAAGGCGAACGCAGGATAATTAGACGTAAACGACGGATAGTATTAAAGGGGGAAGGCGTTGCTTGACTTATCACGTGCCTGGAGTGGAGTGCTTACCAAAGCAACACCGCTTCCTGACGTGTGGCAGGCGCTAGCACTCAAGCAGATTAAGTTCCGGCGAGGACAAGTCTGTATGGTAGCTGCTGCACCTAACGCTGGTAAGTCTATGTTCGCTCTTGTCTATGCGATGAAGGCAGATGTACCAACACTGTTCTTCTCAGCAGATACTGATACTACAACTGTGATGATGAGAGCAGCATCTGTTGCCTCTGGTCACTCACAGATATCGGTGGAGTCAAACTTATCTAAGGATAAACACTACTACGATAAACACTTTGGAAAACTAGAACATATCAAATGGGTCTTTGATTCGTCACCATCACTAGATGATATCGAGTTAGAGATCAGGGCATATGTAGAACTCTATGGCAAGGCTCCAGAGTTAATTGTTATAGACAACTTAATGAATGTTGCAGCAGAGACTGACAATGAGTGGGCTGGCTTACGTGCGATAATGATGGAGCTGCACGATATGGCACGTAAGACTGAAGCCTGCGTACTTGTGCTACACCACGTATCTGAGCAGAGTGAGTATGGATCACCATCTAATCCACCTGCTAGACGTGCCATTCACGGCAAGGTGAGTCAGCTACCGGCGTTGATCCTAACGCTTGGTTATGACCCATCTAATGGTGAGTTGAAGGTAGCCGTTGTTAAGAACCGCTTTGGTCCACACGCTGCAGATGGCAAGGATTACGTAACACTCTTTGTAAACTATGCTGCTTGTCAGATATCAGATAAAAATGCGTGGGGTGTTATGCTAAGAAACGATGCAGTAAATGGAT